GTTTTCCTCGTAAAATGTTCGTTTTTTCAATATTTTGATACTTTTGGCACGTTTTTGAGGTATATTTGATTAAAAAGGAGCAAAAATGGAACTCTCTGACCTCGATTGTTCTAAGAGGAATAGAAAGCGATGCGGATAATTTTAAGAAGCTTTCGTGCAGTAAAAAATTTTTAACATCAGATACAACAACAAAAATCCTAACATTGGAAAAATATTTTGATGTTCAAAAATTATTCGGGTGGTATGGTATTGATGACCTTCCGACAAGATATTTGGAAACTTATAAAAAAATCGATTATAAAAAATACAATTCATATTTTAAGGATAAATGACATGCCTGATTTATCTGTGGTTCAAACTAACATTCCTTGCGCAAAGTGTGGTTCGTGGTATCGTCGCGGAGATGTTTGCAATATTTGCGGGAATAAAAATATTATAAAAGAAACCACTCGGGAGCGTTGTGTTCTTGGCTGTCATGCTGTGGGTGTACGCGGACAAAACAAAAAAAAATATAAGTATTGATGAGATAAATAATTATGCCCGGTCGCCATGCAAAACCAATAGGACTCCACCTCCTCGAAGGAAACCCGAATAATCTTACCAAGGAAGAGATCGAGAAGCGCAAGGCCGACGAGCTACATATCGGGACGCAGGAATTTGTTGAGCCTGTCGGGGTGCGTAAGAACAAAGTTGCTCATGCTAAATGGTGCGAGATAATGAGACTAAAAGAGGAGTCGGAAGCCGACTGGATTACGAGCGCAGATACTTCTTTAATCGAAAGAACTTGTATGACTGATGCAAGAATAAAAAAACTTGAATTGGTAGAACGTAATCTTGAAAAAATAATAACTAAATCCGGAGGAACTGAATTTGATTTTATTAAAAAATCAAATGAGTTAAGCTTGTGTAATAATATTATAAAAGCAAGCGAACTACTTAAGAAATTGTGGGAGCAACTTGGATTAACTCCTCGGGCAAGGATCGGACATATCGGAAAGAAGGTAAAAAAAGAGGAAGAAACACCACTTCAAAAGGCTGGATTTGGATTTGTTTGATGTCTCTCGTAAAACGTCATCGCAAAATTATGTCCGGTAAGAAGATGATCCGGCGAGCATTAAAGGAACAAAATATAAAAAATAAAATTATATCAATGGAGAAAATATAATGAAAATATTTGAGGTTGAATCATTGGAAGAATTTGATGGTATAATCCATAGGATTATAATCAATTTTTTTTACGGAAAACAATTAGTATTATTTTTTAGGGTGAAACCCAAAATAAAAATATGGGGATTCTTTAAAGAAAATTAAACAATGCCCCTACTTAACGAACTAATAGAATATTCCAACGCCTGTATTGCGGATACTAAAGGCGTATGCCAGAAACATCGCTGGGCGTGTATGCGTTTTCTTCGTGACGTGGAAAGCCAAGGTACATTAAAATTTCCTTACGTTTTCGACGAGAAGCGGGCAGAACAATTTTTTGCATGGGCGCATCTGTTTAAACACCGAAAGGGTATTTTGTCGGGGCAATTTATTGAGTTGGAGCCATTTTGGAAATTTGCGCTCGGCAATGTTTACGGATGGGTAAACAGCGTTACTTTGTTAAGACGTTTTAATAAATTTTATATTCAAATTGCTAGAAAAAACGCAAAATCTCAAAAGCTTGGCCTTGTCGGTACGTATGAACTTGGAGTGATGATTTCCAAAGAAGGAGAAATGAGTGAAGTTTATTGCGCGGCTACAAAAACCGAACAAGCAAAAGTTGTTTATGATGAAGCTGTCGCAATGATTGAGGGGTGTGCATGTTTGAAGGGAAAATTTCGCGTTTCTTACGGTCGGATATGGCATAATAAGACTGGCTCGTTCATGCGGGCGCTCTCCGAAGAAGACCGGAAAACAGGGGACGGCACGAATCCGCAATGTGGAATTATCGATGAATATCATGCGCACGAGACAAGTGAATTATATGACGTGGTAGAAACCGGTATGGGTGCCCGGCAACAACCGCTCCTTGGAGTTATAACGACAGCAGGTCCAGACCTTACCCGACCATGCTTCATGATTGAATATAACCTTGTTTCTAAGATTTTAAGCCCTGGAATTGGCGTGAAACTGGACAATTACTTCGCGCTCGTGTGCGAACTGGACAAAAACGAGACTTCCGAGGATATTGTAATAGGCGAAAAGAAAATTGCTCCAGGAGAATTGATTGATGACATAAGCGATCCCGAGACATGGAAAAAAGCGAATCCAATTATTTGCAGTTACGCGGAAGGCAGGGAATATCTAAAGAAAAAATATGAAGAAGCCCTTGAAGCCCCTGAAAAAATGCGTAATTTTCTTACTAAACATATGGACGTATGGGTAAATCAACGTGAATTTGCTTATATGGACATGGAGCAATGGAAAGTGTGCGTCGGGACGTTCCCGGATTTATCCGGGCAGGATGTTTACGTCGGTGGGGATCTTTCCACAAAGGACGATTTAACGTCGATAGGTTTTGAGTTTTTTATCAATGACAAATATTATATCAAGCAGCATTCCTTCCTTCCGGAAATAGCATTAGAAAAGAAAATATCCAACAACAAGAAGAATCCTTGGCAATTATGGGTAGATCGGGGATATATCACCATTACTGAAGGCGCTGCCGTCGATTATCGATTCGTCAAAAAGTGGATGATAGACGAGATTACGAAGAATCAATGGAAGATAAAGGCAATGGGATTTGATCCATGGAACGCTTCGCAATTACTTTCTGATTTAGTCGAAGAGTACGGCGAGGAAACAGTCATTGAAATACGGCAGGGAGTGCAAACTTTATCAGAACCGACAAAGGATTTGCGTACCTTGGTAAAAGCCCGGCGTATTGTCCATGAGAATGACCCAGTATTGAATTTTGCGGTACAAAATGCCGTGGTACGCATCGACCATAATGGAAATATCAAGTTGGACAAGGAAAAGTCAAATGAAAAGATTGACCCGCTTGCCGCAATTTTAAACGCCCACGTCCGCGCAATGCTTCGGGAACCTGATTCGGTTTATAACGAGCGCGGGCTTTTGTCTCTTGCTTAATCACCACATAGCAACGCGGACGCGCGGCAGGGGAGTGCCGAATTATGCTTTGTGTTTTATCCATTTAAATTATTCCTTTTCCCCAAGCAATTCAACCAATATTTTAAGATACTTTTTACTTTGCAATTTCCCGGTATAAATATTTTGCAGATAATTCCCTATTTTTTTTATGCCGGTTATTTTTTCTACCTCGACGGCGACTGAATTCCAGTCGATTTTTTCCTTCACGAATTCTTTTCTCGGTTTCATAGATCAATCCTTTGCGCAATCAATCTGCATTCTTCATTTGGAAGCTTTTGCTTAAACCAAGGATATATGGCTTTAACATCAATAATTGTTGTGTGGTATTTCACTGGAAATTTTTTCAATATATGTTTCGGGAACCATCTCTCCTTGAAAGCTTCTTTCCAGTTTAATGGATAAGTGATTTTTTCTATTTTAACAGATTCTTTTTCGGCACAAATTGCAATTCTAATTCTAAAAATGATATCATCGGTTAAAAACGATTCGTTTTCACTAATATCAATTACAGAGTCAATGAATTCCTTGGTTATGTGTTTAAATATAATCAATTTCATTTTTTCAATCTGACCGAGACCTTGTTCCAGTTTATTTTCGTTTTCTGCGAAGTCCTCTTTGTTCCACATTTGTTTTACTTTCTGTTTTTGGTATTTCTATTTTTTTTTTTTTTAAAACAAACAAGATAGATTTATAAGATTTCTTGAATACGTATATCAGTTCGCTTGTTGTCATTTGTTGCGTCTAAGGGGTCGTCGTATATGAAATAACTAAACATTTGTCCCTTTTTATCCGTGGCGTATGATTCTTTGTATATGGATATAGCTTTGTAAATATAAATTTTTAGCACATCGTCTTTTAAATCTAAATTCGATTCTATTGTTAATTTAAATTTATTTCTCATTGGTTTCTCCTTTATAAATTTGTTGGATTGTGAGAATTTCAAACAATTATAATATAATAATTATTTTAACGAAACACAAGAAAAATAAAAAAATATTTTGCTTTTCGACTACTTTAAGCGTATATTAATATCTAAAATCGGACATTTTGTCACAATTTAAGGCATTGTATACCAAAATATGGCAAAAATACCATTCCTTTCCCGTATAAAATCTGTCTTCTCGCCACGATTTGATGAGATTATTTCCGCCTATTTAAAAGGTGAAGATGTCAGTATTATCGGAATAATTTCAGAAGATGTAAAGATGAAATATTCCGCCGTGTTCGCCTGCTTCCGAGTGCTCGCCGAAACATTCGCATCGGTTCCAATTTTCGAATATAAAAAAATAAACGATTCTGACAGAGTAAAGACAAACGATACTGGATTGTACGACGTGCTTCACAATTCCGCAAATGATGAAATGAGCGCCTATAATCTCAAAGAAGCGCTCATGTACCAGATTTGCGCGGGCGGGAATGCAGTAGCAAGGAGATTGAAAGGCCGATATAACAACACCACTGGACTCTATCCTCTCGAATGGCAACGCCTCGAAATCAAGCGCGACAAGGATACCGGAAAACTCATTTACGAATATCGGATTGGAGCAAAAACAGAAATCTTCCAGCGCTCCGATGTTCTCCATATTCCAGGTCCGTCGATGAATGGAGTAGTCGGGATGTCAATTCTTGAGTATGCCTCCGCTTCGATCGGATTGGGTATGACGTATGACAAATTTGGGCAAAAATATTTCGAAAATGGAGCTTTCCCGAGTGGAAAATTTGAAATGCCAGGACATTTAAAGGATGGAACCGAGCAAATATTCATGAAGGGACTCAAAGAACGATATTACGAGATGTCAAAAAAAGGCATTCCGTTATTTTTGGAAGACGGGTTGAAATATACACCATTTGATTTAAAGCTCGTTGACGCGCAAATGCTCGAAAGTAAAAAATTCAGCGTCGAGGACATTTGTCGCTTTTGCCGAGTACCTCTTCACCTTGTTCAAAATCTTGACAAGGCAACAAATAATAATATCGAGCATCAAAGCCTTGAATTCGCTATGTATACCATGCTTCCGCACTTTAAAAGAGCAGAAGAATGTATTAATTGTCAACTTTTAAGTTCGAAACAGCGCCAGAATGGATATTATTACGAATTTGATATGAATGCCCTCGTGCGCGGGGACTTCAAGAGCCGTATGGAAGGTTACAATATTGCCCGTATGGGTGGATGGAAGTCCGTAAATGATATTCGCAAGCTCGAAAATGATCCTGCCATTCCGAACGGTGATATTTATTTACAGCCGTTGAATTATTACGAGGCCGGAAAAGAACCGCCGGAGAAGGCTGTTCCCACTTCTGAAAAAGTATCTCCCGAAGAGGGAGTTAAAAAAGAAATTGAAAATCTGATTTCCGATAGGAGTTAATATGCCTTTAGGTGTTGAATTTATCGACAAAGAAGTAGATATCGGGGAAATTATTATTTATGGTGATATATGCAACGATCAGACAATAGATACGGATATGACTCCAAAAATTTTCAAATCCGAATATGACAAAATAAAAAATAAAAATAGAATTAACGTTCATATAAATTCCAATGGCGGGGGGATAT